TCCTAATAGATCATCGGAAGGTGCAGCTACTTCTGGACCAAAATTGTCCATATTAACTCTACCTAAGCCTTTGCTATCTACCGCAGCTGTCATTGCATCTGCTTGATCAGAACCGTCTGTAGTATCGGCGTTTGCTCTGTCTTTTGCCTCAAGAGCTTTAGCTGCTGCAGCTTCTCGCTCCTGGTCTAATTTATTTAATTCGTCACTCATATTATTTGTCTTTTAGGTTTTTAAGATTTTGTTTAATTATTGATTTCTGTTCTACGCTTCTCTTGGATAATTCATCCTGTATTAAGTTTCTAATAAAAGCGCTTACAGATATTGGTCGTTCCTCTTGTTCAAGCGCCTCATTTAAAATGACACGGTTGACGTCGCGAACTTCTGCTTCAGTTAAAAGTACCTGAAGTTTTTTTGTTAGTTTGTCACTCATAATCTGTTATTAGCTGAATATTATATTATATTTTCTTTGGTTAAAAAAAGGGGGATGACTAGCATCCTCCTTTTTTGTTAATTAAATTAAATTATTAATTTAGTTCTTCATTCCAAACATCTGCTCTCCAAGTAATTTCTAATTGTGCTGCGTCTGCAGACTCATAGTTTAATTCACCTGTGAAACCAATGCCCGAAGTTATGAAACAATCGTCAAGAGTTACTTTTCTATAAATATCACCTGCTCTATTAAATTGAACGATAACAACAGTACCTACATAATCCTTTTTAAGACCCATTTCTCCAGTCTCAGGATTATATTGTTTTCTATACCATTCTCTCATAGACTTATATAAGTAAGCCTCATTTGAATCGTTTAAGTTTAATGAGAAGTTGACAGTAATATCTACTGCAGTTCCATCGGCCATTCCTGCATAAGATCTTGTTGAGAACTTATACTTTTGCTCGATAGCTGCTACCTCTCTGTGAAGAGTGTCCAAACCTGAGATTGAGTTAATGTGTTGTAAGAACAATGCCTGTCCTGACACGCCATCCGGTGGTAAAATTGTTACCTCGAATAGGTTTGCCTGTACTGGTTCAAAGTTCTTGCCCTTTCTACTAGTTTGGTCTTCTGAATAATGTGGTAAAGCCATATCGTTTATTTTCTTTATTTAGTTTATATATTCTCGTTTTTTATGCAAAGTTTCCGGATGCAATTTCACCTGTATTAAGTACAGTTACTCTCGATACTAGAATCTCTAATCCTTTAACTGGTTCAACGAACGTATCTAAGATACCCATGTTGTTATCAATAACTTCGTTAGTGTTGTTAGTAGAATCCATGATGTTTCTGTAATCGTATACACCACCGTCTTTCTTAACTGACTCCATGAAGCTATCTGCTAAAGTTTTAATTTCTAATCTAGTCTGAGCAGTATTGAACTCAAATAGGTAATTCTTAAGGATTTCTGCTAGTCCGTCTTCAATGTAGATAAGAGCTTCTCTTACGTGAGCTGAAGAAAGAGCTGACTGAATTCCTTGTTGTGCAGTCTTGTTTCCTTTGATAGTTAAACCTACGCCTCTTTCAAATACAATTGGATTGTAACCGAATGGCTCAAGTACATCTCTATCATTCTTATCGAATGCAAATTCTAATGACTGTACTCCAGTTCCACCAACAACTCCTCTTCTTGGACCTGCAATGATTGACCATGGTAAGGCATCAGAGTATTTATCAATGTAGTTATTTGAAATGTAAGCCGCTGGTGGTATCACCTTAGTTCTTCCATTTTCAATAACATTTAAACCTGGACCGTAGTAGAATGCATACGTTGCTCCTTCATTAATTGAAGGTAATGTATATAAAGCACTTGGGTTTAAGTTTAAGTTACCACCTGTTGCTACGTTATTTACATCAAATGCCCCAGAAAATTCATTTAAGAATGAAGGGTTAGTTGATGCTTTTAATTCTTTCACCATTGGTGCATTAAGAATAGCAGAAGCATTTTGTCTTTCTTTACATAAGAATGATAATTCTTCTTTATTAATAATTCCACCAGATTCTAAAGAACCAAATGTATCAATAACATATCTGAATGTAATATTGTCTTTATCTACTAACGCATTACCTAAACCAGTACCTGGTTTGATAGATGTTAATAAATCTACAATTTTCTTTTCTCCTTGTGAAGCTCCGTCTAATGGGAACATCTTGTAAACACCTGCAGCATCTTCAAATCTCTTAAATGCATAGATTGGGTTGTTAGTTACTGCTCTGTGTGTTTCAAATGTATATACAGTAGTTACACCAGAATTTACAGTTGATTTGATAATCTTCTTAATTCTAGATAGTTTACCACCATCACCTGGTACATACATACCTACTTTAATAGCTACGTCTCCGTTAGCGTCTTTTGTGAATGTATCTGTAACTACGTTATCTTTATAGAATTTAAAAGTACCAGCACCCATATCTTCGAAAGTCCATCCGGACTCAATTTCATGAGCTCTAGCATTTAATTCAATATTGTTTACTGCAAATTGAGTACTTATTGCTGATTTCTTAGCGACAAATGGAGTTCCTCCTGGAAGTGTTCCTCCACCTGAGATCAATGTTGAAGAGAAACCAAGGTTTCCACCATTCATTGGTACTAAGAAAGAGTTTGCACCGAATCCAGTGCCTGCACTATCATCAGCGTCATTGTAAGTTTGTTGAATAACTCCGATTCCAATATACTCATTAGCATTTTCTGATAATAAGAATGAAACAGCGCCATTTGCACCGGCAGATAAGAATGTATCTCCATTGTTATCAGGGGCTCTATCAAAAACTAGTTCTCCGTCTTCATTTATTCTATATTCAACATCATTAGTCCATGTTGCAGGATTAGAATCAGAATATTGTTCGTAAATTCCACTTTGTTGAGAGATGTTTCCATCTGCTGTAATTACTACTGTATCAGCAAGTGAGCCATTAGCGATGTTTGTAATTCTCACATATTCGTCAGCTTGTGCTGCTTCTAAGAATTTACCTACAACAATTGGGTTTGGCAATGATGATAATGATGTAGCCAGAAAGCCTGCACTACCAGATATTGTCATTGTTGCACCATCAACTTGTACTTTACCACCAACTGATGCTAAAGATTGTGCTAATGGAGTTACTGTTTGTTCTACTCTATGTGAAAGTACTTCGTAATCTTGGTATACGTTAAATCCGTTACCTATTAAATCGATTTGTGGAAGTGCATCTTCTTGAATTGCGCAGAATAAACCTGTTCTTCTTGCTTCTAAGTTAATTAAAGTTTCAATGTATAATTGTCTTCCTTCATTATCTTGGAATTCTGGAATCATAGAACCAGAGTATTGTGCTAATAATGTCACTTCTCTTAGTCCAACGAATTTAGATAGTTGCTCTTTTTCTAAACCTTTAGAAGTAAAGAACTCTCCGTAAACTGGATCGTTATTTAATGCTTGTGCATCAAATTTACCTTTGAATACAAATACATCTACCATGTAGTCTGATACGTATTCATCTGCTTCAACTCCTTCTGGAATATTAGCTTCACCATACCATTCTCTTGCAGTAACTTCAAAACCTCTTACATCTCCAGCTTGTCTAATAATAACTGAGATAGGATCTTGTTTGATATTTACAAATGAAATAGCGTGGTTTGTGTCTTGTGCAGCAGCAGCTAGTAACTTCTCATCTGAAGGATTCCAGAACTTATCTGTATCAAATACATCACTGTATTTCTTTAATAACTGAGATGAACCATTTACTGGTACTGATGAAAGACCTTCTTGTCCAGAGTTTGTAGCTGGTGAGAAGATCGCAACTTTATCATCATCAGACGCAGTTGTCAAGTTAAGTGCTAAGATAGGACCTCTTGATAAGCATTCTAATGCTGATCTGTGAAAAAACATATTTTTCTTTTCTAGTGACTTGTCAATACTTCCAAATACTTGGATAAATTGCTCTACATCTTCTATTAATACTGGTGTGTTGTAAGGACCTTTTTTAGATCTTCCTACCACTAGTCTAATAGTCTCCGCAGGGATATTTACGGTTTGAGACTTGTCAAACTCTAGACGATATACGCCTGAGCTTTTGAACTGTAATAAATTGGGACTTAATGCCATAGTTGTTCGTTTTTATTTTTTAATTCTTTTATTATATATCCCTATGCTTTTGTAAATTTATTTAAGTAGGTCATAAATATCATATTGTAAATCTCCAGCCTGATCTGTGTCCTTATATAAGATGCTTTCCATCTCATCGTGTAGGTCTGGATCTATGAAATCTAATAACTCTTCAATAAAATCTGCATAGTCTGTTGTATTAAAGAATTCGGTTGCAGTAATACAAGTCATTATCACATCGTCGTTGCCCATTTGAGCTCCATAACTTCCATTTGGCAATGTACCAAATAGTGATGCTTCTGTTACTGTAACTTCATCTGTTAAATCTAATCTATTTATCTTGTAAAGTTTCGCAAAGTTCTGACAAAAGATAGCTTTATTGTCAGATTTCAGTTTGATTCCTGGTTTTATAGTCCTGGCATCATGTCTGTGCTTAAATTTAACTATCATTTCATCATCGAAATCATTTCTTTGTGGAAATATACTTCTTAGGTATTGAAATAGAACTGTACCATAAGTATTATACTCTACAATCATCTTTACATTCTCAGAGTTAAATATATCTACTGATAATGTATATAGTACTTTTGCGAAATCCTCAATAACATGTTCGTTTGATCTAAATCTACATACTTGTGTAAATTTAAAGAAATCATACATTGCACCAGGGCTAATAATTGCTTTTATCTCTGCCTCGTTCATAGGATCTACTCTAAATACATTAATAACGGATGCATCTCCTCCATTGCCTTCTGCAATATCTACAGAGAATACCCAAAAATTAGATTTATCATTACATGTATCAATGTCAAATGCAGGATCCCATTCTAAATGTCCCTTTGTATCAATACTAATATAGTCAAATTCGTCGAACTCATGATAAACATACGGCTTCATTCTCTTTCTCATCTTCTTCATATCCACTGGGTCTAATAGTAGATTAGATGAGCTAACGAATTCGTTTCCATATTGTTTATTAAAGGCTTCAATCGAACCTAGGTTAGCGAGCTCTCTTTCATACCATGCCTCGTCTCTATCTGGATGTTGCCACCAATCTATTCTTGTTGCTAGGTATTCATTCTCACCACGATCTGCACCTGCATAAATTTGATAAAACTTATTAAATCCGTTTGGCGTAGATGTAATTGTTATTCTTGAGACTTTCGATGAGGATAATGTAGGATATACATTCTCATAAAAAGAATCAGCAATTGATGGATGGACGTGGGCAAACTCATCTAGGTATAGATTATGAATTGTAAAACCAATACCAGATTTTGCTGTGGTTGATTGTCCTATTAGTCGACAACCATTATCACATCTCACATTCATTACATCATATTTGATAATACCAGGTTTCATAAAGAACGGTAAGTTCTCAACTACTGTTTTGGCTTTATCAATAATTTCTTTTGTTGAATCAGATTTATTCGCAAGTAACAGAGTATTCTTATCCATATTAAAAGTAACATACCATGCATTAAAAATAGATGCTGTTACTGTTTTACCCATTTGTCGAGCTGCAAGAACAATATTAAATCTATCATTCTGGAAATTCCTTAACATCTCCTTCTGGTAATCTCTTAGTTTTACTTGTTGAATACCTTCATCTGTCATTACTACTGCATACTTCTCTGCAAAATAGACAATGTCTTTGGCGCATCTGGCTAACTCACTAATTTCCTCATCAGTATATTCAAATACAATATTACCCTTCTTTAGAAATTGTCTACCCTCGTAGAATGGTAACTTAATCTTAGGACGATAACCCTGATCCATTGCCACTAACAGATCATCGATCTGTCTGGTAGACCATACAATTCTATCAGTCATGGTGGCATCACCCTCTGCTTTTGGAATCCATTTATTATCTCCTACTCCGTCTGACATTTATTATTCTTCTGTTGGTTCTACGTCTTCAATATCCTCTTCTTCGGCTGCACCATGAATACCTGCCTGTATTGCAGCCATTAGGTCCTTTGTACCTCTTTGGATATTTTTATTACCAGTGTCTCCACCAGCTCCTTCAATCTCTCTATTATCTTCTCTTTGCTTATAGATTTCTATATCTCTAGCAATACGTTTTGTTCCCTCTTCAGCAGCCATTAAGTACATGGTCTGAGATTTAATAATATCTAGCATTGATTTTTGTAGAGTTGCTAGTACTTCAAACATTCTTGGTGCTAATTCACCAGAGTCAATTGTTTCTAGTAAAGTTGTTAGTGCTTTTTCACCTGCTTGTAACTGGTATATTAATGACGCCATTGTCATTTCATCCATTTGTTTTTTAGCAGCAATATATTCGTCTTTTTCAATAATATCTGCATCGAGATAAAACTTCATAAGACTGGTTATAGTCTTTTGTGCCTTCTTAGTTGCACTGGACTTTAATTCAGTATAATTTACTTGTGGTGCTAAATCAGTAGGTCTAGCCTGAATAGGCAAATCCTTTGGATCGCTTTCCACATCCATAACTCCATCTCCAATTAGATCATCAAGCTCTTGTCTTATTTGATCTGCCTGTTCGGATATTGTCTTTTTCTTTTCACTCATAATATGATATTATATAATATATATCTAGAAAATCCTGGTGACAAATTTTGGTTATTATCTATCACCTACTTTGGTTGTACCTTCTTAATTGTATAGATGGAATTGCGTTATCTATAATACTAGCAAATTGATTATCTCTAACAACATATTGTTGTAACATATTTCTATGTTGACCCTGTCCAATAGTTTTATTAAATAATCTGATGTTAGTTTGCTTTAATTGACCTGGCATTAGAGCGTATTGTTTAGCAGTTACCCAACCAGCTGCAGTAATTGAATGTTTTTGATTCATTACTTCTATTAAAGTTTGTTCAATTGGCATATTAGGAGTTCTATTACCAGCTGAATTTAATTTGTAAACATAAGATGCTACTTGACCAAATGTATTATTTAAGTTAAATACTAAACCATACCATTGTCCATTTTGTGGATTTGCTCCAAAATCAAACTGATATGTTTGGTCATTTACATACGCTTTTATATTAGTACTATTAAGTCCTAATTTAAGTCCTTTATTACCTAATTGTCCATCAAATAAAATTTGTTCTCCTGCATTTGAAGTCATATTAGGTTGGAACCAAGTTGTAAACGCTAAATTTTTATCTGCTGCTAAAGTAGAAACTTTTTTGTAAACTAGAGCTTCAATACCTCGATCTTTAATTGTTGAAAGGTCATAATGATTTTTAGAAACTATAGTCCACTTATTTCTAATCTCCATGTCTGAAATAGTAATAGCATTATGAATTCTATCTCTAATTCCATCGGCTACTGGACTAAATACAGTTTGATATTGTTCTGGTTTACTAGTTTGTGCATATTCTGCCTGTAACTCTTCTCCGAATACTTCTTCTAGTCCAACAGTTAATCCATCCATCTCTGTTTGAATTGCTTGTCCTGTTGCATCGTCTCCAACTATTGTAGAAGTTCTTTCTTCGTATTTTCTTAACATTACTCTCCAGTAAGTCATTTCCATATTGAATTCATCTGCAAAAGAAACTGAAGCAACTTCATACATTCTATTCATTAGTGGGAAATATAAGTAATCTCTAGCTCTTGGTGGTTTACCTGCTCCAAACGCAGCTTCCATTTGACCTTTTGTAATATGAACCTCAAAGTCTTCCCAACCCATTCCAAATATATCAAATTGGAAATCCTGTGTTGGCATTTCGTTATCAGGTACCATTATCTTAACCTGGCCTTGTGCTTGTACATTATAGAGTGAGTATTCCATAAGTACAACATCTCTAGATCTCTTATCTGGTTCTACACTAAAGTATTTTACTTCATGTCCCCACATTTTAGTGGATAACTCTGTAAGTTCTTTATAGATAGCCGTTGGTTTACTTAAATTATATGGATTGTAAACAGGATCTTCACATGCTACTACAACGTTTGTACAACCGTCTAAATAAGGATCGTTACAATCGTTACAAATTTGAGGACAAGATTCAATTGTTCCCGCTTGCGTTTCTAATTCAAAAGTTACACTAAATAGGCTAATTGCATGTAAATCTGAAAGGGCAGCTACTTCTGCTCTAATATCAATCCAAAGCGGTTTTGTTGGGTCAAAAGTTTGACCTAGTAAATCAGCTGGGGTTGTATTAATATTAAGAGGACTAAATTCTGACATTTGTCCACCATCACTTACCGTACCTTCTTGTGAATATCTCCATTCGTATGCAAATCTATTATTTGTATCTGGAGTTTTATACCATGTTGCGGCGGCAGCAGAAAATGTAGCAGGTATAGTTATAGTAAAATTATTAGCTGCAACTGTTGCTACCTCTAAAACATTAGAACCTACTAATATTTTATCACCGGGAACTAAATCTAAATTAACCCCAGTACCTATAACATTAATACTACCTTCGGTTATTTGTAAAGTACCTATAGTATTAGCCGAGCTAACACCCGCTAAAATACCCCAATTGAGAACCCTTAGCGTATCTAAGTACGGTTCTTGAAGTTTAGCGAAAATTTGGTCGCCTATTTGATTTGCAGTAAAATTAGTTACCATTTAGTATGAAGACTGTTTTAGTCTATTTTTTATTATATATCTGAATCTTTATCAGTGATTAAAAGCATTTCAGGATTATCGGCTTCATATCCCTCTAATCTCGAGATAAAAGCATTAGTTACACTAAAAGTTTCTGAATCATTATTCTCTGATAGATACAAATCTAATTGATTTAAGAATTCTTTAACTTTAATTAATTTAAAATGCTGATTACTTTCTAAAAGACCTGCTTTATGTAAAACCCTATTCACTAATGTAACCTCATTATTGTGAAACATATCGAAAGTTCTGACAAAACCCCTAAGAACTTTTATATCGTATTTAATAGTCTTTGCCTGATCTACTTTAACAATTCTGTTATAGCTTGAGTTTGAATTTAAGTTAACTCTAATATATTTTAGATTTGGCATAGTATCAAAGATTTGCCAAATAAAGTAAACTGAAGTAGCCTCTTTATGAATAGTAGTATCGCTTACAGCATTAAATCTATTAATATCTTTCTTAAAATAAGAAGTAAGATAATCTCTCATCGTTGTAGTCGAAACTACTCTACTATTATCTGAGCCATGGTTTTTAGCAACAAATCCTCTAAGTATAATACCCCAAAGTTTTAAATCAATAGAGTTATATTTATATAGAGTAACATCAATTATCTCTGAAAATGTATCATTTTGTATAGACATCTATCTGCTTTTCAATTTTTTTAAGGTCATCATATAATTGATCTTTAGCAAATAGCTTTAATTCACCAAACTCACGATTACCTATTTCGTTTTTATTCATATAAAGCTCTACCGCTCTATCACTTGGATTATATTTATCAGCCGTATTTTTCTTAGCTTTCTTAGTTTTGGTATAAAACCATCTGGGTACTGATTTAAACCTAGCAGCAACCATTGACCAGCTATCTACTACATTACCTCCATTAATACCATTGATATTAAACATCATTGCATTAGCCGGATATTTAATAGACATAAATCTATTAATCATAAAGTGATGTCGCTTCTTATTATGTTGTTTTATTTTCTTGTAGTGTGCTGGCTTTGTAAACATGATTTTTACAAAGTCAAATAACTTGGTTTCGTCTAGCATATTGATTATATGTTAATAAATGGGAAAGTTTACTTACACCACTCGTTAAAAGCCATGGTATAGGCAGCCTCATAATCATGACCTTCTTTCATGAGTTTATTAGCCCATTCTTGAACTTCTGCCCGTAGTCCATAGGCATTAGCCTCTGCTAATATTTCTTCAATTGTAAGATAGTCATCTAGGTTCATGATTTGCTCAGGCATTAAAATAATTTTTTAGTTGGATCTTTCTTAGTAGGCTTCTTAGTCTTTTTACCTACTAACTTCATAGGTGCTTCTTTTTCTTCTGGAATATCCATACCTGCAAATGCATCTGGGGCAAAATTGTTTTTCTTAGCGCCTTCTAACCAATCAGTATCTGCTAAGATTTTATCCATCTCAAATAAAGATTCTTTGTTTTCTAAAGCACCTTCCCAATCTTTTTCAATAGCACTGTAGATAGCTTTTAGAATAGGATCTGGAATAGTATCATTATGTAGTAGCATCAGACCTATATTACTAGTAAGATTAGCTTTGATTAGTGTTAAAGAACTATGACCTACTACTCTATAAATAATATCTGATAATTTGTCTTTAGCCTCTGATGAAAATAAGTAGTCTATTTTAAAGTCTTTATATTCTTTTACAAATTGCTCGAATATAGCAGTTGCTGTTTTATCTGTAATAGAATAGTTTCTAAGTTTACCAGTCTTCATTTCTTTCTGCCATGTAACAACAGATGGAATATTATCTGATTTATCACCTGTTAGTATTTTCTGAAAGATAAACTCGTCACAGTCAATTTCTGTAATTCCAACCTTGTTAGCTCTTACCCAACCCATAATATCGTTTTGATAAGCATCTCGCATCATGTGTTGTCCGCCCATGTTGAATAACATATCGTCTTCTGTCATCTCATTAGAAGCCGATAGAGCCATGTCTTGCTCAAAGCCTTTATATCCATAGAGAGATTTTTTGGTGTTGTAATACCATAGCGTATGCGCGTCATTTGTAGTAGAATAGTTAACTAATTGAATAAGGTCTCTGTCACCAGTCCATACAATACAAGATTTACCTCTAGCATTCAACATTGTTGACCAACCAAAGATAACATCATCTGCTTCTGCACCTTGAATTTGATGTACAGTTACACCTTTCTTAGCTACAATTTGTTGGAATGCTTCATATACTTCATAGACTGCCGTCCAATCTACAGTCTTGTTTTGTTTTCTTGTACCTTTATATTGTGCTTCAGGGTACATATCCTTTCTCCATGATTTAGAGTCTACAGTTAAAACTACATCATCAACAAACATCTTAAGCTTACGCATTTCAGATGCAAAGTCAATTGCTAATTTTCTCATAAACTGAGACTTTTGTTTATCATCACCTAATAGTAGTGTACCACCTTTAGGCTTGGGTAAGACGAATAACCTACTGAAGACAAAGTAGTTACCGTCGATTAATAGTGTATGTTTTCCCACTTTCATATTTTGTGTGTTTTAATTCCTATACTAATATACGAAAAATATTTGACATAGAAAAATGTTTTGGCATTTATTTTGTTTATTCTTTTACAATTCCTTGAATATCATATACACAACTTAACATTGTGATTACCGGGTCTATTACATGAACTCTCTGAGCTTGATGTTTAGCTACCGAAATAATTACTTGCGGAATATGCTTTACACTTTGCAATCGTTCTTGTTGTATATATTCTACAAACTCCTCACCTAATGATTGTAAAACATCATCTACTCTATTAGAATAATTACTAACCAGCAGCTGATAGTTCTTAGCTGGATCTGATTCG